CTTGCAGAGCCAGCCGAAGCCAGCCCCGAGGTGGCCGAGGCCGTCGCCGAAGCGGCGGCGTCCACTGCGGAGCTTGCCGCCTCGGTGGCGCTGTCGGCAGCCTCGGCCGCCTTGGCAGCAGCGAAGGTCGCCGCGTCGGCGGTGGCCTGCACGTCGTCGTCGATGCTCGCAGCGGATTCCGCAGCGCGCACGGCGGATGCTTCGGCAGCGTCGGCGAAGCCGGAGGCGTCATCTGCGGACGCCTGTGCGGCGTTCGCCATGCCGGTTGCCACGGACACCAGGTCGCGCACCTGCACGACCGAGCCGGTCAGCTCGTCGGTCAGCCCGGCCACGTCCTTCTGGAGCTGCGGGAACGAGGGGAGGGTGTGGTTGTTGCCCAGGCCGTCCGTCACGACGACGGTGCCTTCCTCCTGAGTCAGCAGCGCGATCATCTGATTCTCGCGCCGGTTCCAGCGGTCTACCAGCGTCGAGAGGCGCGAGGCCAGCTCGGCGTTGGAGACGTAGCCGGGGGTAGTGCTCATGCGGTGCTTGGATTCTCTCTGAGGGTTATCGGATGCCGAAGGCGAAGCCGCCAATCGACGTGATGAGGTAGTTCGGGTAGGCCGGGGCGTCGTAGCCGTGGACCTGCGGAGGCGGACTGGATGCGCGGCAACGCACGCGGAACGCGCGGGCACCGCCTGTCCATGCCCCGGACGCCGAGAGCGTCACCGACTGCTCGTAGGTGTAGAAATTGGACGCGGTGAAGGTGTTGCCGTCGCCGCCCATCTGCTGAATCAACGCGCGGTACATCGGCGGTTCGTGTGAGGCGATGACGACCCATACGGAGTCGCGCAGCTCCTCCAAGATGACGTGCAGCCCGTAGACGCGCGTGTTCGCGGTCACGGTCACCGACACGGAAGGCGTATGACCCTCGCCAGCCAGCACCGGAGCGCCGAGCCAGAACTCGTGGATCGCCACCCAATCGCCGAGCGGGATGAAGTTGTTGCCCGCCTGGTAGCAGAGGCTCGTTGCCCCGGTCCACCACACGCCGGTCGCCGACTGGAACTGCCCCACGATGTTGGGGGCATTGACGCGGCCTCGGAAGAACGCGCCGCCGTTGCGGTCCACGTAGAACACCGCGTTGTTGGCGTTCTTCGCGCCGGAGCCGACCCACAGGGGCCAGTCGCCGAGGTTGGAGATTTCCACGCGGAACTCGGCAGCGTTGACGATGTTGCCGTTGCCGTCGAGAGTGTGGGTCTTGAACGTGCCGCCGTTGATCGTGCCCGCGTTCGCCGTGAGTGCGGCTAGGGAGTTCACCCTGATCTTGTCCGCAGTGATCGTCCCGTCCACCACCAGCGCACCTTGGATACCCACGGTGGACTGGCCGCCGACTGTACCGATCACGAACGGATACTTGATGCTCGCCAGGGTGCCGCCCGAGGTGTACTGCGGGTGGACGAAGGCGAAGCGATCCGCGGTGACGATGAAGTCGCTGCCGGTCTGCGGGTTGGCGGAGAGGGCGATACCGGCGACCACGGGGACGCCGTTGATGGTGCCCGCGTTGATCTTGACCGAGTAGTTGGCCTGCCACTGACCGTACATGCCGGAGTGCTGCCCGGCGACCACATTGAACTCCTGCCGGATGGTGGCGAAGTCGCCGTCCTTGAACGCCTGGACCTGCGTGGCCGCGATGGCCTGTGCCTGCTCGGCGGTGATCTTGGTGGTGTTGAGCTGCTGCACCAGCGCGCCGGTCGGAGAGGTGACATCCAGGTCGGCCTTGCGCCAGCCGGTGCCATCCCAAATCTGCGTCAGGTACGCGCCGGTCTGCCCGGTCTTGACCCAAAAGGTCGGAACCTTGAAGCCGCCAGCGGGCGGGGAGGGCTGTGCGTCCGAGAAGATCGTCGGCGCGGTGCTGGTCTCAAGCGTGGACACCTGGGACGCCAGGGCTTCGCGTGCGGACGCTTCGGTGTCGATGCGCTGCTCGAAGGCAGCCGAAACAGCCGACACCTGGCCGTCGATCTCGTTGGCGATCCCCTGCGGCACGTTCGCGCCGTAGCTCGCCGCCATCTGCTGCCGGAATGCCGTGTTGGCACCCTCGGCATCCGTCAGGGCTTCCGTGGTCTCGGCCAGGCCAGCGATGTTCTCGCCGTGGCGAACCACTGCCGTCTCAACGTCGGACACGCGGGCCTTGGTCGCGTCAACCTCGGCCATGACTGCGGTGCGGACCTGCGCCGCGCTGTCCTCGATCTCTGCGCCGAGGCGTTGCTCGGTGGCCGCGCGCGCCGCTTCGGTGGTGCTCTCCACCTCGTCGATGCGCTGGTTGAGCGCTGCGGAGATTGTCTTGCCGTTCTCGACCACCTGGCCTTGCAGCTCGGTGATCGCCTCGACGCGCGCAGAGTGCTCGTCGGCGATGGCGCGATTGACCTCCAGGAACCGTGCTTGGTTACTCTGCTCGCCGTAGTCCACCCGCGCGAACAGGTCGATGATCTGCTGCGCGATGACCTTGTTGCCTTCGGTCAGCAGCCCGATCTCATGGGTGGCCGTGCTGATCTTGTCGCCGTAGTCGCGCTGCACGTCGAAGAACTCGTGCGAGCGCATGATCTCCTCCAGGATCGCCTCGGCGTTCACGTCGATGAGGTCGATGCGGGTCAGCAGGTCTTGCAGTGCTGGCGAGCGGAGGAGCTGCTCGATGATTGCATTGAGGTCCGGGTTGCCACCGGGGTTACCGGGGCCGCCACCGGGGAGGCCGCTGCCGCTACCGAACTCGGCGAGTTCCTGGTGTGCGTACAGTAGTTGGCGGAACGACTTGGACAAGTCGCGCGCCGGGAGGTTTGCGCCTTCCTTGTAGTTGACCAGGAGGGCGTCAATCGGCGTGAATCGCCGGATGGTCACAGTGTAGGGTGCGTCGAGCACGCCATCCTGCGACGGAATCTCGATGGTGCTGGCGTCCACCCACGACACGGAGACAGCGCGGGCCGCGTCCGGTTCACCGACGAACGCCCGGATGTGTTCGCGGGCGATGTACAGGAACGGCACGGTGAACCGCGTAGGGCCTCCCTCGTAGGTGTAGAGCACGAAGGAAAGGCCGCGCGATAGTTCGATCATGCGTCCTCAAAAAGGTGGAGGCCCCGAAGGGCCTCCTGGTTACGGTCGATCAGTCCCGTCCTTGCGGTCGGGGAACTGCTGTAGGGCTTGATCCGCGATGTTGCGGACGCCCGTCATGTTGTTGAACCACCAAATCTTCCAGAAGTCGCGCATCTGCTTCTCGGTGATCTCCTCGTCGTCGCGGATGGCCGAGCCGATCATCCGCGTGCTGCCGTAGACCTTGTTGAACAGGTCGATGGACGGGATGCCCATCACGCCGTTCTCCAGGCCGGTCGAGCGGTTGTTGGCGAATACCGGGTCGTTGCCCAAGGCGTCAGCCCACACTGCGTCGGTGACTGCGGGGATGACGTTCGACCAGCTCGATTGCGCGACAGCGTTCTTGTAGAAGTTAGCCTGCGTGAGCTGCTTCTTCCGCTGCTCGGGGTTGCCAGCGGTGTTGATGTACGTGCGAGCCGCCCAGCCCATCCCTGCTGCCGAGGTGGACAGCACGACCATCGCGTAGGTGCGCCAGTCGTCGTAGTGGTGGACCGAGTTCAGGAAGTGGCGGGTGAAGCTGTTGATCATGAAGCTGCGGAACTGCGTGACGATGCGGCCGGTGGTGGAGTGCATCAGCTCGATGCTGTCCGAGGCATCACCTTCGAGAACCTGGTGTCGCGTCACGCGGAACAGGAATGCCGCCATGCGCTCGCGCGTCTGGAACGGCAGCTTGTCCGGGTCGATCTGCTCGATCTGTCGCTTGCCTTTCAGGTAGCCGAACACGTCGGCCTGGGCCTTCTCGCCGAGGCCCCAGGTGCGCAGGCGGGCCACTTCGGCGTCCGACAGCTTCTTGGCGTTCGCCATGTCCAGCAGCCGCAGCAGCGTGGCGCGACCGGCGATGCGTTGGAGCATCGTGTTGATCGGGGCCATGCCGGATGCGACCGAGGTGACGTGCGTCGCCATGTTCATCGCGTTGTCGATCTTCTCGCCGTGCTTGACATTGAACGTCTGCGGCACGAGCGCGTCCTCGTCCAGGCGCAGGAACGGCGGGTTGCGCAGCCAGTCGGTGCCGGGTGCGAACAGTCGCTCCATCACGCGCGCCTCCTGCGAGGACAGCTTGCCGTCAGCACCGCGCACCAGGAAGTCGCGGGCGGCACCCACGGAGTTCCAGAAGTTGCGGAGACCAGCATGCGCGATGGTCGGGCCAAGCTCGGCGAACAGCGAGAAGCCTACCTGGTTCATCACGCGGGCGAAGTTCCAGTTGCGCAGGAACCGCGCGTAGCGTGCGCCACGGCTGGCGGGATCGAGTTCGGTGCTGCGACCGAAGGTGGACTTGAGGCCGATGTCGATCAGGCGCTCGATGTCCTTCACGTCGTCGCCGGACTTGCGGGCGTCGCTCTTGAGCTTCGACACGAAGCGGTCGAGCTGTGCGCGGTTCTTGATGCCAGCCTTCGACGATAGCGCCGACCAGCCGGTGATCTCGCGCATGTAGCGGGTCATCACCGAGTCCACGTCGTTGTCGAACAGGTCGGCCATCGAGACCTGCACGTCCTCGCCAGCCTCGTTGCGGATGGTGGTGGAGTAGGTCTCGTCGAGGTCGATGCGCTTCTTCGCGCGGTCGAGCTTGCCCGACTCGTAGGTCTTGCGCTCCAGCTTGGACAGCAGCTCTTGCGACCGCACGGGCGAGACGCCCGCCTCGGTCAGCATGTTGCCGATCTCCTCGACCGAATCGCTGTCCAGCGGGCGGACCAGCAGGTCCATCCCGTCGCCCTCGAAGTTCGCCTGAGCGCGCTTGAGGTAGGAGCGTGCAACCGCCCCGAGCAGCTCGTCGTCGATCTCGTCGCCTTCGTCGGCGGCGGCCTCCCATGCGCGACGCATGGCGGGCTTGATGAGCTGGTCGATCACGTCGTCCTGGTGGAGCTGCATTTCGCCGAACAGGCGCTTGAAGCCCTTGCCGCTCCAATAGCGCGGCAGGTAGTTGCCGTTCTGCGCCACGTTGGCGAAGCCGTCGAGGTTGCTGTCCTGCGCCAGCTTGAGCGCATCCCGCATCGCCTTGGCGACGCTTCCGGCAGCCTTGGCGGCTTCCGGTGACACGTCCGGCGCACCGCGCACGGCACGGCCGACCTCCTCGTTGAACTTGGCGCGCTCGGAGAAGTTCCACCAATGCGTGCCCGTCCGTTGCTTGTAGGCGTCCCACGCGGCGTTCACTCCGCTCCGCCATTCCGTCTCCATGACGGCCAGGTGGCGCTTGGCGAACTCGCTGGTGGACTCCTGGACCGCGACGGAGCGATCGGTGTAGCCGACGCCATCGCGGAACAGCAGGCGGCCCGCCTCGCGCACCAGCGGCGACTTGGCGCTACCCATGCGGGCAGCAAGATCGCGGCGGACGGTGGCGAAGTGGGGCGTGATGTGCGCGTTGACCAGCGCCTTGTCGGTGAACTCCTGCTCGAATGCGGTCTCATTGCGCAGCGGGAGGACGCCGGGCGTCGGGTCGGTGGTGGCGGTGCCAGCAACGCGGGCGGCCGACAGCGAGTCGTCACCAGCCAGCCGCTTCACCACGTCAGGCTTGACCTCGCCATCGAACAGGGCACCCCGGCGAGCGCCGAGGGCACCACCGAACGCGAACGACAGGGCGGCGCTCTGCACGCCATCCGCGAGCGTCTGCTCGGGGTCGTAGGTGGAGGTTGCGGCCGACATCAGCGCGGAGGTGCCCGCAGCCTGTAGACCGGAACGCACCGCGTTGGCGAGGCGTCCGGCCTTGGCTGCGTACCCCAGGCCGCCCGTGGCGAGATCGAGGCCGGTTGCCACCGGGTCGGTGAAGCCGAGGGCGATCTGTCCGCCCAGGCCAAACTGCGCCAGGTCGTCGTCCGCCATCTGATTCATGAAGGCCACGGATTCCAGATAGGAGAGGTGCTCGTCGGACGTGGCCCGGCCGAACAGCTCCCACTGCTCCGGGCGCAGGCCCATCGACTCCCAACGCTTGCGCGCGTCTGCGGGAATGCGATAGCCCTGCTGCGGCTCGTAGCCCAGCTCGGTGATGAAGCGGTCGATGAAGCCGATGCCGCCCTTTGCCTGGGCAGCGCCCCATCCGTCCCATACGGTCGTCTGATCCTTCCGGCGCTGCGCGGCCTCTCGCTGCTCCTTGCGCTCGCGCACGGCTTGCACGATGGGCTGCTGGGTTGCCGGCTTGACGATGTTCTCGTCTGCGCCGGGTAGGGATTCAAACATGCGGTCTTACTTCCTCGTCAGGTACTCCAGGAAGTCCTCGGGGACTGCCGGGGTGGTGGTGGTTTGCTTGGTGCCCGCGTTGGGGACCAGCGGCTTGGTGAGGTCGAACTTGGGCAGCTCGAAAGCGGCGGCCTCGGCGGCGCTGGCGTCGCGCTTGGCGATGGTCGCGGGGACTTCCGTTGTCGCCGACTGCGAGCGCAGGTCGCGGATGTTCCGGGACTGATCCGCCCAGGTGGTGCGCTGCTCGACCCGACGACGCGCCTGGGATTCCGCAAGGTCTCCCTTCCAGCGCTGGTGCTGTGCCGCGATGGCACGCGGGTCGAAACCGATGGCGCGGCCGGTGTCAGGGTCAGGGATCAGCCAGTTGTCGGGGCCGACGATCTGCCACTGCCCAGGATTGCGGGGATTGGGCAGGGCCGACAGCTCATCCGGGTCGCGGCCGAGCTTGCGCGCGACCGTCTGGATCAGCTCGTCTACCGCTGGCTCGGCACCCTGCGGCATGCCGATGTTCGGCACGCGGCGGCCGTTGACGGTCGTGCGCTGGGCGTCGATCTGACCGACCGCTGCACGGATGGCGGCTTCGCCGGACACGCCGCCACGAGAGGCGATGCGCTCGGCTTCCTGGCGGATGCGGTGCAGCTCACGCGGGTCGCGCGGCTTGCCGTCGATCTCCAGGTAGTCCTTGATGCCGGACTTCCAGGTGTCGTTGATGACCGAGCGGGCCTCCTCGACTTCGCGCTTCGGTTGCGTCAGGACGCGAGCGGCCTCCTGGTGCGACTGACCGCTGCGCCGGGTGTCGTAGAGGTACTGGTCCAGCATCGCGGCAGCCTCGCCGCCAGCGACCGTATCGGCGTACTTGGGCGAGACCTTGCGGAGCTGTTCGTACAGCGTCGCGGCGTTCTGGAAGTTCTCCTGGAACGCCGGGTCGGCGCGCTTGAGGATGCGTTCGAGCTGAGGGATGACGATGCCCTGCCGTGCCCACTTCTGGAGCACCTGGCCGCGTGTGGCCTGCGGGGTTTCCTCCCACTCCTTACCGGCCTGCTTCTTGAGGTCGGCGTCGCTGATCTCGTAGGGGTTGCCCCCGGCGACCAGCTTGCGGATGCGCTCCTCTCGGGCGCGCTCCTTCGCTTCCTGCTCCCAGCGGCGGAGAGTCTGCTCCTGCTGGTTGTTCCAGTAGCGCTTGAAGGACTGGAGGTCGCCGCCGCTCAGGCCGAACTTGCTGGCCCAGGTGTCGATGGTCTTGTGGGTGAGCTGGCCGCGATCCGCGAGGCCCTGGAGCGTCCACTCCGCCTCGGCCATCGCCTGCTTGCGTGCCTCGTCCTCGCGGTGTGCGATTACGCGGGCACCAGCGGCAGCCGCCGCGCGCAGCTCGTCGCCGTGCTCGGTGTTCATCAAGCCTGGCTGGCCGTCGCCGCGGTCCTTCTCCAGGAACGCCAGGATCGACTGAGGATCGCGGTTGCCCGCAGCCAGCTCCTCCTTGGCGGCCTCGACGTAGAGTTCGTCCACGTCGCGCTTGTTGAGGTAGGCGTACTCCTCCTGATCCAGCATCGCGTACAGGCCGTTCATGCCCTCGGAGGTGAGGAACGTGCCGCCCTTGATGCCGTCGCGGATGATCGCGGTCAGCGACTCCTTCTGCCGCACCAGCATTTCCCGCATCGAGTCGGCCTGCCACTGCTGGCGGACCTGCTGCGCGGCGCGCATGGCGACCGGCATCAGGGCCTTGCGGACCTGCGGGTCTTGGAACTCGGGGTTCTGCGTCAGCGCCGCCATCCGCTCCTTGATGAGCGGCTCGATGTCGGTGCCGGGTTCGGCCTTGGCGATCTCCTTGGCCGCTTCGATCTGCCAGTCGCGGACGCGGATGATGCCGTCAGCCTTGAGGTAGCCGCGACGCCATGACTCCGACTGCTGGGCAACGAAGTCCTCGGCCTGCCGGGGCGTACCCTCGGCGTCCTCCTGCATACGTTGGGTCGCCGCGGCGGTGTACTGCTCGCGGCTGTTGGAGATCATCTGCGAGTTGACGGAATCCGAGACGCGCGTCAGCACCGCAGCGGCGGTGCGAGAGAGGGCACCGGCACCAGCGGAGGACGCCTGGTCAGCCTGCACCGCCAGAACGGGGCGCTCGGCGAGACGCTGCGGCACCTGCGCGCGGCGGATGATCTCTTGGGGTTTCGTGCGAGCCACGGGTTACTCGTCTCCGGGGATGGAATAGCGCTTGTAGGTTTGGATGTTGCTGTAGGCGTTCGCGCCTGACTGCATCACGCCGCCCATCGCCTCGGCATTGCCGGTGCGGATACGAGCGCGTGCTTCGGAGCCGCTTTCGACGACTCCGTTCCTGCGGTTCTTCTCGATGAGGGCCACGTCACGGCCAGCCTGGGCCATGATGTCGTTCGCCAGCAGCTCGACCGAGTTGCCGGACACTGCCGCTTCTGCTGCGGAGGCGCGCATCGCGGATCGCAGTGCGCGGGCCTCCTCCATGCGCTGTTGGGTGCGCTCGGCGGCCTGGTCGTTGATCTGCTCCTGCTGACGCTCCGCGGCTTCCTCGATGGCCTTGTTGTTCTGATTCTGGCCGTACATGGTCGCCATCGCGCTGACTGCGGCGATACCGACCTGGACTGCTACGGGGTTGCACATGGGGTCTTGGTTACTCGGACGAAGGGTGTCTTGGCGAAGCCGTAGGCGGACTCGACGCCGCTCTCGCGGAAGCCAAGCCAGCCGAGCCATCGCCGCGTGGTGACGGCGTGGACATCGACGAAGTTGAAGATGGTGCCGAAGGTGGCCGCCCACTCGTCGCTGATCCGCCGAGCTTCTCGGAGGAACGTGCGGCGGAACGAGGGAGCCACCAGGGCGTCGGTGCCCAGCAGCCAAACCGAGGCGATACCCTCGGCGTGCTGGGTGAAGCCGAAGATGCACATGGGAGAACCGTCGTGCATCGCGGCGAAACTGCGGTCGCTCGCGGTCACTGCGTATGCGAGCGCCTGGAGCGGGGTGTGACCATGCGAAGCCGCCACCTCCAGGATGTCCTCCTGCCGCATGTTCTCGGCGACGTGGAGGATGTCGCTGGCGGTGGGGCTTCGATAGGTCAGGGTCATACTCGGCTGCGGGAGACGAACATGCCGCGCCACTGTGCTGACTGGAACCAGCACTGGAACGGCAGGCGGTTGACGAGGTGCATGCGGACGCTGTTGGCGTCACCCAGCACGGGGAACCGGCGAGAGCCGGAGTGGAACGTCGGGGCGCTGGTGCGGAACACCGAGTCGTTGAGGACGCGCGCGGTGTACGCACCGGAGTGCGACGCCACGTAGGTCTCGACTCGGCCGTTGCCGTGTTGCTCGACCTCCAGCTCGAAGTACGCGCCGTCCTTGTAGGCGACCTCGATGTCACGCACCTGCGTGCGGCCCACCAGCACGGCCTGGTTCTGCCCGCCGCGAACGATGGGCTTGGTCAGCGTGAGGCGGTGCTCGTAGTCCATGCCGACGACCACGCGGCCCTCGGTGTGGTTACCGGGGAGCGCGAGGCGGGTGCGGGCGTTGTCCCAGCACGCCTTGGTGATGTCGAGGTACGCGCCGGGGTCTTGCCAGTCGTCCGTCTTGAGGACGGTGACCGTCATGCCATCGGGCACGATGTAGGGTAGGTCGATCCAGGTCTCGTTGCCGAACTGCTGATAGGTGGGCTGCACCACCAGCATGCGGTCGAGCAGGAAGTTGTAGTCGCCCGTGGCGTCCGCGTCGTGCTGGTTGAGCACCATGCGGAACTTGAGCAGCTCGCAGCCGCCTCCCGGCGCTTCCGCGACGGCGTACAGCACGTCGTTGATGGCGTGCATGTGGACGATGCGGCCGACGCCGGAGATTGACCAGCGCGTCCATGCGGACTGCTGCTTCTCGTCACCGATCCAGCGGACGAAGTAGACGTAGAGCTGCGCGTCGGTCGGCTCGTCAGGAGCGAAGAACACGCAGTCGGCACCACTTGCGCTCGCCATCGCTCGCATGCGGCCCGGCATCAGCTTGGGCACATGCGCGGTCACGTCGGCGGCGTCGCCGGTCACCGACAGGTCGTCGATGAAGTATTCGCGCACGCTTGCGTATGCGCCGCTGTCCTCGGTGAAGTACAGCGACTCGCCCATCAGCTTCGGCCGGATGTACGGCGAGCTGCTGTAGCTGTTGACCGGATCGCTCTTGACGTTCTTGGCGGCCAGGTACGGCTCGGCGGTCAGGAGGAACTGGCCGCCCGCAGCGGCAAGGAACAGGGCCGACTGGAACGGAACTGCGTGGTAGAGCGTGGTGACGCCGTTCGACCCGCTGACGCTTACGTCGATGGGGTCGGCGTCGAGCACCTGGGTCACCGAAGTGCGCCAGAGGTTGAACGGGTCGGAGACCTCGGACATCAGCACGTTCTCCCCGGCCAGTAAGCCCAGGCGGTCCCGGTGCTTGAACACCTCGCGGATGCGCTGGCCGTCGATGGACGGGAACGGGTTGCTTTGCTCGTCACCCGCGAGGCGAGCGGTCCACTCCGGTCCACCGAAGGAGAACCAAAAGCCGTCCGCATGCACCGGATCGGGGATGCGCTTGAGGATGTGCGGCATCGTCTTGGCATCGAAGCGGTGCTTGATGCCCGGCCGGGCGACCTCCAGGTAGACCGAGGAGGACTGCTTCTGGACGTAGTAGTCGTCGAACTGCGACTCGGACGAGCCGATGATGTTGTAGATCGCGCCGGTCGGCACAACGGCCGAGCCTTTGTCACCGGGCTTCGGCAGGTCGGACATCGTTTGCGCCGATCCGTACAGCGAACCGGGCGACAGCTCGTCGCTCTGCTTCACGTCTACCAGCCGGTTGACGATGAAGGTGGTGTCGGAGAACGTCGCCAGCGCGAAGCACGACCACGCACGCTGTCCCTGGGTGTCCAAGTAGTTGAGCGCGTCGCCCGTGGCATTGACGGTGTATTCCTTGCCGGTCTCGTGGTCGAACACGCGGATGCTGCGGTGACCCACGGCGACGATGTAGCGCTCGTTCTCATCGCGGACGATGGAGTGGAAGGCACAGTCGTGATCGAGGGTGACGCCAAGTCCAGCAACGAACTCGGCGGGCGGGCGCTTGCCCGCGCCCATTGCGGCATGCAGCCAGGCGTTGATCGCCTTGGTGAGCTGGTTCGGCGAGCGGACGGTATCGTCCTGCTGCGACTCGCCTCCCAGGAACGAGGGATAGTCCCCCGTGATTAGCGGCATCAGCGGTCCCAAATATCAGACACGTCCGTCGAGCCACTGAGGAAGTTGTGGCCGCGGGCGTAGGTGAAGTCAGCGTGCTCCTGCGCGAAGATGAGGTATGCCTCCTCCTCGTGCTTCTCGGTGAACACGTAGAGCTGGTCGCTACCCAGCACGCTCGTCTGGAACAAACGCGCAGCGCGCACGGCGATGTAGCGGCGGGCCGACTCGGGCAGCTCCTCGTAGGCGAGGAACCAGGTCACGAAGTCGGCGGTGGGTGCCGACGAGAACGTGTCGGCGAGGGTGAGCGGGTTGATGAGGCGCGTGCCTCGGATCACCAGCGGCTCGCTTCCGCGTGCGGGGACGAGCTTGAGGATCGACTGCGGCGGCAGCACCTTGCCTTCCGCGTTGAGCGTGAAGGTGAACGACTCGCTGGTGTTGAACCACCAGCCAGCGGTTTGGACCTCGCGGCTCACCGCGCGGAGGGTGTCGCGCGCCTGCGAGGCGTACAGGTTGCCGAGCGCTTCGAGGTCGCTGATCGGCGCTTCGCCGATAGCACCGAGCAGCACATTGACGGCTTCGAGTTCCGTGGTCGGAGTGAGTTCGAGGTTCATGGATTCGGGGCAAAAAAACGGGGGACACCCATGTGGATGTCCCCCGTAGATGGAGAGAGATTGAAGCGCCGCGGGATTTGCCCAACGGCGCTGTATTGCTTACGGAGCCTTCGACAGCTCGATGGCACCGCGCGGAGCCAGGATGCCGTGACCCAGCGCGTACTTCGCCAGCATCAGGGTGCCCTGCTTCTCGCCCTGGTACACGTCCTCCAGGGACAGGTCCAGCAGCTTGAGGGTGCCGACCGCCGAGCGGTGGAAGATCACGCCCACGGTGTCCGCAAAGTTGCCGCGGTACTTGGCAGGGATCGAGGCCAGGGCCGACTCATCGACACGCGGCATCGCGTTGATCTTCACCAGCGGGATGCGAGCGACCGAGGAAATGATCGCCTGGCCGTAGGAGCCGTTCGATTCCGCGTTGATGTCGCGGTCGATCAAGTCCTTGTTCTCGGTCAGCAGATACCACTGAGCCGGGGCCAGTGCGCCAGTGAACTCCTGCGGGTTGTCCGGCAGCAGCTTCTCGTCGAACAGCATGCGGGCGTTGCGGAACGCATCGGCCAGCACGGTCGGATCGGAGGCCATCGTGGCGGCCTTGATGATGGCACCACCCGGCTGGCCTTCGACCTTGCCTTCGGTGGTGCGAGCGGCCAGGATCGCGCAGCGCAGCTCGTTCTGCATACGCTTGAGCGCCAGCTCCGCACCCTGCTGACGGGTGTACTCGGAACGCACGTCGTAGTGGTTCATCGCCTCGTCGATGTTGGCGATGAAGGCGTGCGAGATCAGCATCGGATCGAGGGTGATGATGGTCTCGTTGTGCTCGACCACCATGCCCTTGATCTCGGTGCCGGGCACATGGTACTCGGAGCCGATGGTGCCGACGTTCGGGAACGAGGCGGACTTGCCGCTCTCGATGTTGCGCACCGACACGCGGCCGTCCAGCTTGTAGTTCTCGACGAAGCTGGTGATGGTTTCAGCAGTGTAGTTCTGCTTGAACAGCGCCCAGGCGTCGCCGTTGGCCTGGGCTTGACCCAGGCGGGAGGGGATTGCGTCCGACATTTAGTCCTTGCTTGAGGTTGAGTGGATTACTTGAACAGCGGCGACACGGCCAGGCGGGCGGAGACTTCCGCGCGGTAAGCCGGATCACGGTGGTAGCGCACATCGCGCATCGCTTCGACGACCTGCGCCTGCGACTGGAACGGCTTGGGACCGGCATCGGCGTTCGCCGCGGTCTTGCCGTTCAGAAGGCGGCCGTTGCCGCCACGGAGGGCGACGAGGCCCTGGACTGCCAGCGCTGCGCGTCCGGCGTCGCCGGACTGCACCGCTTCGTTGAACGCCCGCTTCTGCTCGGCGCTCAGGTTGGTCTTGGCCCACTGGACCAGGCCGTCGTAACCGGCCTTGCCGCCTGCAGGCGAGTAGACGGCGTTCTCGTAGGTCTGCACGCGAGCGCGCAGGCCATCGACGTACACGTCCACCAGCTCCTTCGGATAGCCCGCGTCCTGGAGCTTCTTGTAGCTCTCCTCGGACAGCGAGCCGTTCGAGTTGAACTCGGTGGCGAAGTCGTCCAGGTTCAGGCCAGCCCGCGCCAGGGCGTCACGCGCGTCATCCGCGGTGGCGTCGTCGATGGTCGCGGGGCCGCCCTTGCCACCCTTGTCGTCGGCTGGCGTGCTCAGTTCTGCGTAGGCGGCTTCCAGCTCCTCCACGGTCTTGTACTTGCCGCCGAACAGGCGCTCGCCATCGGTGCCACCCTGCGCGCCCGGTGCGGGCTGCTGGGTGTCCTGGGAGTTCTGCGGCGGCTGCTGACCTGGGGTCGGCTGGCCGTTGATGCCGTCAAGGCTGACGGTCACTTCGGACTTGCCCGGCTGCGACATTACTTGTCCTCGGGCTTGTAGTTGACGATGACCAGGCCGTTCGTCTTGCGGGTGATCTCGGCCTTGCCCTTACGCTCGACGCTCGGAGCCTTCGGGGCTTCCTTGGTCGGCTTGGCGGGCTTCTCGGTGGTTTCGTTCGACATTGCGTCCTTCTCGGGGGTTACGGGGTTTGGGTCATCGCTGAGGCGATATTCGGAGCGGCACGGACCATCGCCTCCTGCGCCGAGGCGTCCTGCTGCTCGGCAGCAAGCTCGTCGTCGGAGCGGATCAGGCCCTTGGTGGAAATGTCGGAAGCGGCGGCCAGTCGGGAGATCGCCTCGCCACTGTTGAGGCGGCGTGCCTTCTCCTCTGCGCCGACAAGCGCATCCACTGCCTGACCGAACTCGATCAGCTTGTTCAGGTCGTGGCCGCGGCCGAGGGCGGCGATGCCTACGGTGATGCGCGGCTTGATGAGTTCCTGCGGCAGCG